GGCTGATGAAGAGATACTAAAACCTTTTTTGAGGTACGGCTTAGACCACGGGTTAGATTTAGGTGATTATGTGCCTATGTTGGAGGATTTTCTATCCGACATAAACACTATAGTTATGAGTAAAAAATATCAAATAAATTACCCTAGACCGTGGCAGTATGAAATGGATGAGCCTTACTTCATTTACGATGTTGTATCTGCCCTGCGACCGAGTATAGACTCTCCTTCGTACCCATCAGGACACTCTACCCAATCTTTGGTGGTAGCTGAGATATTAGGAAACTTATTTCCGGGACACGAAGAAAACTTCCAAGATATTGCGGAAAGAATAGGTGTCAATAGAGTAAAAGCTGGTTGGCACTTTCCGATGGATCACACCGCCGGCCAGAAGTTGGCATTAGAAATTATAGATTCTTTACCTAATGCTATTCAACTAGAAAAAGATAGAGTTTATCTGAAACCCGGTCAAGAGGTTCCTGAGGGAGTTAAAGTCGAAACGGGACCAGCGGGGGGTCGTTATTATGATGCCGAGGTTGATCCGGGACTAACGGAACTTGAAGGTCACGAAGAGCGTTCTGAGGCATCTTTCTACGGAGCAGTAGAGGGTAGAGAGCCGGGGATGACAGATAGCTTCAATAAAGACTTCAATGAAGCTTATTTAGATATATCTAATCGAATAGTAGGAGAAATAGGTTTAGACTCAGAGGAATATAGGAATAAATTACAGAATGCTTTTTCAGAACCAGATGAAAATTTTGTAGAATACTCTGATATGCAATTTTTAGGAGATTGGTCAGGAAGTAGCGTAGAAAACAGTTCAATAAGTATGCAATACGCTGCCGCAGAACTGTTCGAAAGTTCTTCGGAAAAATTAGATAATGTTAACTTTTTTAAAGCTACCTACCCAGAAGAAACTGTAGAAGACTATAAGTATCCACAAGCTATAAATAGCGCAGGAACGTATCTGAAAGAGTTGTATTCCAATACTCAAAGGAGTTTTGAAGAACGTGGTATTAAGGAAATTACTTTGTACCGAGGCGTTGACACTAAACGACAAGTTCCCGTGAAATCGGGAGAAAGAGTAGCCATGAAGGATTTACCACTATCTTCTTGGACTGCCCATCCACATGAGTCCACATATTTTGGAGATGTAGTGGTATCTAGAAGATTTGATGTAAAGGATATTATAGCCTCTTGCGTGGACAAGCTTCCACTCGGGGAGTTTGAATTTATAGTCCACACCCCAGATGTGGGGGTAGAGTCTACAGTAGAATACGTGTCGCATACAGGCATGTAGGATGTGTTATAATGGAAACTATCGACATAACTGAATTAGATTCTTCTAACGTTAATTGGTTAGGGGAAGTCAGGAAAATTAAGGAGTCGGAAGCAAACGGCGGGATAGAGGAAGAAGAGTCTACCACTAAGTAAGCGAGGTTACTGTGCTTATTATAGAACAAGAAAAGCGGGACTGGTTACTAGAACAAGTTAATTCTACACCACATCCCAATTGGACAGAAATAGCCCGCCAATACGAAGAAGTATTTGGCGAAAGGCGACACCGATCCACCATACGTAGGTGGGTTTTGAACTTGATGCGGGACGAGCATATCCTTGAACATTATGGGGAAGACGGATTGCTCAGAGATGAGGTTGGTACCCGCAGGGCTAAACTAGAAAGCGCACATTTTAAGAAGCGTGTTAGCGACCTAGTAAATAAACAACTTTCCCACGAAAATATTGTAGATGTTATAAAAATGTCTGCTCAGGCGTTACCACCTAATAAGATACGTCTGAGAGAAACTCAGAAAACTACTTCGGAAAGCCCCATCGTAGCAGTAGCTCCACTTACGGATTTACATATTGGGGAATTCGTAGACACCCAGCAAATGGGAGGTCTTAATGCTTACGATTTTGAAATTTTTACTAATAGACTCTTTGGTTGGACTAATCAAATTAGCGATCTTTGCTCTTTACGGCGTTCCTTTGTCTCAGTACCAATCCTTAAAGTGCCAATGCTCGGAGATATGGTGTCCGGAGAAATCCACGAAGAATTAGTTCGTACTAATTTAGATAATGTCATCATGACCATGGCTCGTGGTGCTTACATGGTATCCCAATCTCTCATGACGCTTGCTAGTCAATTTGAAGAGGTTCATGTGGACTCTGTGGTGGGTAATCACCAACGTCTAAGGAAAGAAATTTACTACAAAGATAAATATGTGGGGTGGGATTATTTATTCTACCAATGGGTGGCTGCTTTCTGTAAGAATCAACCTAACATTAAATTTACCATTCCTAAAACTTTTTATCAGTTGATCGACGTAGCCGGATTTGATGTTCTCATACATCACGGGGATGCTATGAGAGGGTCATCTATGCAACAAAAAGTACACTCCCTACGACAGGCTTTACAACCACAAGGGAAAGCTTTCCAATACATGTTTATGGGACATTACCACCATGTAGAGGAACATGATATAGGCACAGGTACAGCATTGATGTGTGGATGTATGAAGGGAACTGACGAGTATGCCCTGTTGCAGGGATTAGCCTCTAGAGCATCACATGTTCTAACGTTCTTCCACCCCAAGTATGGATTGATTAGCAGGGATACTATTTATTTAGAAAACTTTGATGACGAGAGGCATGGTTTTAATGATTATGTCCCAGAGATTTGGGCGGAGCTTATTGAATAGAACCTAGTATAATATCATGAGGGAGGATTTTTCCTAATGCCAGTTGACCGAGCTACTCATAGACGAATTAAAGATAAGATATTAAAAGCTATCACTAACGGCGTTCAGGTCAACGGTAAGCATGTGTTCCAAAGATCACAACAATATGTTCCTGTACAAACAGGGCAACTAAAAAAGAGCGGAGGGTTTTCAGCTAAAAAAGATGGTTGGATTTTAAAGTATAATGCTCCTTATGCTGCCGATGTAGAGGCTAGACCTTACAGTTCTGGCGAAGATACACAACCGAAAACTGTGGGGGCGCATATAAGGCGAGCCTTTAGACGTAAAGACGGAACTCAAGTAAAAGCTACTAGAGTAAAAGGGTATTACACTTCCCCTTCAGGGAAACGCTTACGTCGTGACCCCAGACAGGGAGGGCAATATCTTACTAGGGCAGTAGATACAGAGATGCCAGATTTAACTACTAATGTATTCAACGCATTACAGAGACAATTTGGTAGAGTAAAATTAGCATCCTCCACGGGTGGAAAACCGGCATCTTCTGGTGGTAATCCTACATCAAAATCTGGTGGAAAACCTCAGACACAGGGCTCGAAACATAAGAATAAGTTTGGAGGAAAGAGATAGTGCCGAGCAAACAAGAAATTCAAAAAATTATAGATAATATTACACCTTTTCAAGAATACATTATGCGGGGAGCATCTCGAATGGTAGGACAGACTCTAGACCAACTAGAGTCTTCTATGCCAGAAGGGAAACAACTAGAAAAACTGAAGCAGTTGATAGAAGACATTTTGTACGAATACAGAGATAGTCTATTAAGGGCAACAGTTGAGTTAGATATACAGCAGAAGACAAAAAAGTAATTAGGGGAAGTTCATGTATCAGTCTGTAAGAAGGATAGACGGAGAAGTAGTTAAGCAAGATGAAATGCAAACCCTGTATGAAGGGTTGGCTACTAAGCATCGAAATTTGTTTTTATATGGAACTATAGTAGGACCAATAGATAGGATAGATAATTGGAATTCTGGATTTACAGCAGACTCCATTATTTCTCTAAGTTTAGAGGATTCTAAGGCACCTATTATTTTACATATAGACTCACCGGGGGGTTCGGTTAGGGACGGATTGAGATTGATAGATATCATGAAAACCGTAGAAGCTCCAGTTTGGACTGTGGGTTCTAATTGTTATAGTATGGGAGCTATGATACTAGCGGCAGGTGAAGCGGGTCACAGGTACGTATACCCGCATGCTCACACTATGTTGCATTTACCTTCGGGTACAACTAGAGGAGATGCAAAGCAAGTAGAAATCCAAAGTAAAGAAATGCAAAAAGTCAAGAAAACTTTGGTCGGATTAATAAAGGAATGGGGAGTGTCTAAGGAAGAACGCACTATAATGAAAGATATAGATAGAGAATTTTACTTAGATGCGTCGGAAACAATCGAGTATGGTTTAGCAGATAAATTCATTACTCAGAATACTTTTATTGGGAAATAACCCAGAGGTTTAATGAACGAATTCACCTTACTAAGGGTGTGTAAAGACATTAGGGATCATAGAGTTACTAATGATGAAATTAAGCATCTAGTAAAGGATGTTTCTACTAGGACTTTATCTTTTCCTAGATCTAACGATTTTAAATCTTCTACAGCCTTTTTGGTAGATACTGCTTCGCAGTTTTCGCTAGACAAGTCTTTCTTCACTAGAGCATACCCTAAAGGTGACTATTCGTATTTTTCTAAGGCTATGCAAAATTTCATTGAGGACGATGAAATTTTAGAAAAAGAGGATGTGGTAACCCAAAAATCTGAGTACTTAGACTTTTCCGATACAGAAACCGGAGAACTTCTGAACTTATCTAAAGCTGCTCCTTCAGGCGGAATGACTACTAAAGGCAGTATCAAAGACGCTATTGATGAGTATGAACGTTTATATAAAGCAGGATTTTCAACCGCTGCAGAAATTTTAACCCTATCTCGTTATTACCCTAACAATAAAGCATACGCCCAACTTGCGGGTGATATTTTGGAGAAAAATGAACCTCTAGTGGTGGGAGGTCCCGCTTCAGTTGAAATGGTAGACCGAGAGGGACATCTTATTACCATGGATGCTATGGATAGGGCATTTAGAAAGTTTATGGGTAATATTAGAACCCGTAATGCCATGGTTCTACACTCGGACGTACAGGTTGGGTGGGCGTTACCAGCGTACATAAATAAGTCGGGTCAAATATTTAAAAGTGGTGTGCATGAGAACCATCTGTTTTTCATTACAGAAATGCGTAACGACACAAAGATTGCCGACAGGGTAAAAGAGCAGGTGAAAGAGGGACGTATACGAAGTTACTCCATCGCAGGCTCCGCCCTTGAAACCGACTCACAGCTAGTTCAGGAAAAAGGTAAGGACAGAATTATAACTAAGGTAACTGAGTTAGAGTTAGCTGAAGTTACCGTCTGTGAAAAAGGAGTAAACCAAGGAGCTCATTTTAACTTACTAAAAGCCCATGGTTCAGAAAATTCGGGAAGTTGTATAGATGGCAGTTGCCTAATAAAGCTAGAAAAGGAACAAGCTGGCCCGGGTTCAGGTGTTCCCCATGGGGCGGATACCGGCGGAAACTATAACAAGTTTTACGGCGGATTCGACCCCGACAAAGATTTACCAAACGCAGGTAAAACGGTAGAAGAATATTCTCTATCTATGGATAATAATACTCAAGGGAGCATGTCCCCCGGATTAGAGTCGTACTCTGAGTATAATGAAGATAAGGTAGAAGAAATTACTGAATATGATGAAAAGTTAGAAAAACGCCGACAGGAGGTTTTTAAAATGGTTACGGGAAAGCGTTCCTCTTTGGAACAACTGAAAAGTTTCATAAAAGCTGAGGTTGGTCCAGAAGGGACTTTGACCGAAATTTTTGACA